CTGCTCCTACTGGCGGGCACATGGTTGTAGTGATTGGTAAGACTCCAGATGAGAAAGGATACTTTGTCAATGATCCTTATGGTTCATGCAACGACAATTATACTGGTCCTGTGACCAATGGTAAAAAAACTGTTTACACTAAAGCAATGCTTAAGTACCGTTGGTGTCCAGGAGGAAATGATGGCTGGGGAAGAATCTTCGACTAATTTTAAAAGAAAGATGCTTAGGGTCATTCAAGAAATGAATGAAAAGGGAAAGCATTTAGAAGCACAACAACTTTATACAAAGTATTTCGGAGGACAAAATGGCAAAGGTTGATTTACACAACTTTTTTAAGCATTACGATGATAAGAATGCAAATCACGTCAAGGCAGTTCAATGGTTAGAGGATAATCTGCCAAAAGAATTCCTTGAGGATCATGCTGAGTGGGCAGAAGTTTTTAGAAAAAAGTAGAATCCGCTGCTCCTGCATCAGCAGGTGGTGGCGGTTCAGTTCTTGTAACCAAAAAACAACTAGCATATATTTGGAATTGTGGTGAGAACTTAATTGGTGATGATGAAGTCGATGAGATGAACAATGGACTTAACTTCTTTAAGATTAATACTCCTACCCGTATTCGTCATTTTCTGTCTCAAATTAGTCACGAAAGTGGTGGTGGACGATACAAAGAGGAACTTGCCTCTGGTGCAGATTATGAAGGACGCTCTGATCTTGGAAACACCCAATCAGGAGACGGTAAAAAGTTCAAAGGTGCTGGTTACATCCAAATGACTGGTCGTGCAAACTATCAGGCATTTGCAAACTATATTAAAGACCCAAAGGTTATGGAAGGTGTTTCTTACGTTGCTAAGAAGTATCCAATGACTTCTGCGGGTTTCTGGTGGCACAATAATAATATGAATGCACTCTGTGATGCCAACCCAACTGTTGATCAAGTCACCAAAAGAGTGAACGGTGGATACAATGGTTTGGATGACCGTAAAAAATATTATGCCCGTTGTTGCGAAGTAATTAAATAAATAGTTTTAACCATTGGGTTGAAATTGCAACTCATACACCACTAAGGTGAGTTGTGTTTGGTAGTTCTTAAAGATATCTACCACACCAACTCACCTTATTTTTATGTCTTACACGCAAAAGGCGTTGGCTGCAGCGTCTGTGCTCTTACTTGGAGTGCCAACAGCAGCATTATCTCACACCAACTCTATCGGATATGTTGGTGGTGGGGGCGGATCAGTTACCTTCTGGTATGGTAACTGGCATCCAGGAACTACGTTTAACGAAGGAACTTTAACTTTACAAGGTATCAACGGAACTGCTTTTGCACCAACAACTGTTAACTGGACTTTGCTTTCAGCAACTAAACCTGATGGTTTAATTAATGGAACAAACTATTTTACTTCTAATGGATCCCAGTTAGTTGCATATGGAAGTAATAGTCAGGTATCATCAACCTGGCAGGGTGTAACATTTACTGGACTTGCCGCTGGTGATTATCAGTTTACTTATAATGCTGCTGGTTCTCCAACTGTAAACTGGATGCCTATGGATAGTGTCATCCTCTCCAGCACAGTTAGTCTTTCGGCTGCAGCACTTTCTGGTGATGCTAACCAGAATGGTATTCTTGATATTTACGAAACTGGCGGAACTCCCCCACCACCAACTCTGGTAAGTTCAAGTACTGTCAATAATGTAAGTGTAAGTGTCGGTAATCCTACTTATACTTCAAATACTGTTATTACACATACTTCTTCAGAAAATGGTGGAAAGCAGACACTTAATTTTGATGCTGCAACAACAGTCACTGCAACCACAGTAACCACTACTACAACTACACCAGTCACAACTGATACTTATAGTGATAACTCAACTGTTGTTACAAACGGAACACCAGTAGTTACCACCAGCACTGCAAGTCAAGATGCAGTTTCGCATCAATATGCTGATTTTTCTGGACGTATTGACCAACTCGAAGTTCTTGATGGTATCAGTGGGTCTCTTAATGGTCTTTTAGATCACGAACCAATCACTAATCACAAGAAGAGATTCAGAGTATTTGATAATACCAGATTTGCTCAGTCTTACAATGCTGATGGGTATCAAGCATCATCAACAGCATTTGGTGGTGGATTTGAATATGACCTAACAAAAGGATGGACTGCTGGAGCACACTATAATGATCTCTACACTGAAATGTTGGGTGTAGATAGTCTTTCACATCTCAAGAGACAGCACGTTGGGGTATTCAATAGTTTCCATGGTAGAGATATTGCACTTGTAACTAATGCTGGTGCTTCACAAGACAAGTATGATTATGCCAGAACACTTGAATATACTTTTGCCAACTGGGGTAAAACTGAAGGTCAGCAATGGTGGATTCATAATAGACTATATGTAAATAACTCTGGATGGTTCAAACCATTTGTTGGATACACAGTATCCAATGTTAAGAGAAACGCATACACTGAAACGGGTTCGCCAGAATCTGCTAGAGTTGTAGATGCAGTCGATAGAACTTCACATGTTGGTGAAGCGGGTCTAAAACTAGAAACTAGATTTGGAGGCAAGAAGCATGATGTTTTTGGTATCTCTGTTGACGGTTCTTATAGCACTGACAACTCTTATGGCGTTACGGGATCTTTAGACTATAAAGAAGTTCTCTTTGTTGAAGGTTCTTATGGTGTTGCTGATGGAGTCACCACAAACTCTGTTGCGGGAAAAGTTAAGTTTAGGTTCTAAAAACCTAAATACTCAAGAACTTCACCAACGGACACATGGCTGAATCATCAAGAGAGAAGGGTATGGGAACTTTGATTCGTATTTCTGTCTTAAGTTGGAGTGCTGCTCTACTAACTGCAAGCTATGCGGGTCTTCTTCCCAAGATGGACCCAACATTTATTGCAACAGTATTCACCGCTTCTGCTGCAACATTTGGCGTTAATACCATGAAGAAAGACGCTGAGAAAGACGATGCCAAACGAGATTCCGAATCTGCAATCACAGCAGTTGAACCAACTCCAGAACCAGCAGCTCCAGCAGTTGCAGCAGAACCAGCTGCCGCAGTTGAAGAGGGTTGCCCAACCTGTGGTTCGGGAGATGCCGCCGCCGATAATTCCGTACCTGTCGGAAGAGTCTAATCGGTTACCTGAAAAACCTGTAATTAGGGGTTTGACATTACCTGTCATAGATATGCCAAACCCCACTTTGAATTATCCTGTGATTGATGTTCCAACACAGGAAGAGTTTGATGCAGCCGTAAAAGCGGAACAGAAGAAAAAAGAACAAGAACAAGAAGAGAAATCTAGGGGACTTCCTGATAGTAAACCCGTACTACCACAGGTCCAAGTCCCTGTTCAAAATTCACAAGATAATCGGAATTTATCCGATCAACCCCCTACAAGTAACCTTGGAGTACCTGAAATACAAGTTCCATTTGTTGGTCCAGTCCCAGTTCCTCCTAAAGAGCAGGTTATACTTGCTGGTACTACTGCTACTGCTTCCGTTGCTGCGGCTCTTGTTGGGAAATCTCTGGTGGAATGGATGGTAAAGAAATTTAAACCCATAGTCGAAAGAATCTTTGCTCAAATCAAGAAGAGACTGAGCAAAGATTTAACGGACTATGAGTTACAACTATTTTTTGCTTATGAACATCAGCAAAAAATCAATAAGAAACTAAAGAAAGAATTCAAGAAACAGAAGTTAGATCAATATAAGAAAGCGAATAATAAGTAATTACTTCTTACGCTTGGCATCCAGTTCTGCAAAGTTCTTTTTCTTTGTACCACCATCATAATTCCAAGCATAACCCTCAGCAATCATCTGGTTATTCAATGAAGTTGTTTCGTTATTGATAAACAGATGCCCAATGATACGACCATACTTCTCTGTAGAGTCTGGAAGTTCAGTCTTGATAATAATATTTGTAGCACCTTCACAACGGTGCTTTAACCATTCTTTTGATTCAAGTCCATATTTCTTTTCATTATCATCTGATGTGCGGCTTTCGGGA